GAGACATCCAAAGCTGCTGAGCGAGTGTTGGTAGTTGTTTAACATTATCCGGTAGTTGCTCCAATGAATTAAAAGCCATAATCTTTCTCCAACTTACTTGCTAAATATAGCGTACAATTGTGTGAAATCTGTCTTAAAACAATTCAAACCAACTTGGGTCGTATTAAATCTTGACCTTTAATGGTATTTCAGGCACAACTTTGTTAGCTTTCTTGATGGCGTCTTGAAGTGATTTTGTATCATAGTGGAACAAGACATCTTGTTTATCCCTTATCTTGCCTTGATTATTCATCAAAAATCCTTCATTTGTATCTGTCCACTGTCTGATCCAATTCGGGTAAGAATTGAACCAAATCTGTCTCCGAGCGGTATCATAATCAAATATACTAATGCCGTGGACAACTGTTTGCTCATTTTTCTCTGTATTTACATTTACAATCGAAAAATAGTGCCACCTGATTTCATCAGTCGGCCTGATACAATTTCGGTGTAACGATGACGATGCGCAATTAAAAAATATAAACGAAACAATCCATATGTACCTCATTTGATGACGCCTCCTTGTGCTGCCGCAAGTACACTTTCAATTAATTCAACCAGCGGGATCCAAGTACATCGACAACTCGGGTGTACCGGAATGATGCCGCCAGCATGTTCCAACTTAAATTCCGCGCCTTCCAATATGCCACACGCGGGACAAAGGCGCTCATCCGGCGTAACTACAAAAGCAACTTTCTTAACAACTCCTGTTTGGGCATATCCATTCAACTTTCCTTCAGCAAATCCTCGCGCCGTCTCTGATCTCGCAACCGTTGTTGCCCAAGTCTCTACATCCAAAGCGTATGAGTACCCAGCCCGAATGACTTCACCATTAGCATCAAGCCTTGGCGGTACAACCACCTGAATCGGCCTGTCCCAAACCCCTTGAATACGCAATGAGATTTGACTGATGCTCTCTCCCGCGCGAACGCCCTCAAGTATCTCAAACCGGATCGCTGACTCAATCTGATCGGTTATGGCCTTGGCCAGCTGAAGCTCCGTGTTCTTCAAGAACTTCTCTACATTCTTGTCCCTTAAATTGAACGGAGAAGTGATTTCAAACATAGCAAAGGCAGACATTCCACCTTCCTCAACTGCGTCAAAAACGCCGCCGACAAAAGCGTCTGAAAATGGATCGATATTGATATCTGATACTGTCTCGATCACTTTATCCGGTATCGATCCAGCCTTGTTAATCCTGTTCTTGATTGACGCTGGAATCTTCATGAACTTGAATTGATAGCAGGACTTGGTTGTATAATCCGCTCTTGGAGTCCAATCTTGCTTCATCAATTCTTTTCTCAAGCCCCCAAATGCTTTTTTCTCGATGTTATAGGCCGGAATGAATGCGGTGCGAAAAGTCTGTAGCATAGCTGACTTGGCGTCCAGAATCGCTTTCTTGATCTTCAACTCCATCCTGTTTTCGAGAATCAATTGGAGCGTAAAAAAATCATCATTAATCGTTTCAATTCGATTAATGGTCTCGTCAGTCAACTTTTTAATCATGTTTTTTCACGTCAAAGTCTTCAAATTTCTCCCAAGCCTTCAACGCCCCTTCGCAATCTTTAATTTGAGTCTGAAGCGAGTCCACAACGGCTTGAGTCCTGTTGTCGCCCATTACAAACTCGTGTTTGACTACTGTCTTTGTACAGCCAACGAGCGCGAAACTAATCACCATACTTATCGCGATAAGTGCGTGTTTTGCTTTTCGCATCATCTTCCTGCTCCTTTTTCTTTTTAGCTTTCCAGTTCCTGAAAAAATCAGCAACTCCAGTAAACAACTTGTCCATTGATTTGATAAATAGGAAAAATTCTTTCATATTATCTCCTGTAAAAGTATTTGGTTGATAATTCCTTTTGTCTTTCAAGGTATATGCTTTCAATTATGGCCATTCGCTCTGTCGGTGGAATATTCTCCCACCCAATAGGAGCTTTGCCTTGTTGTTTCGTTGTCCACTCCCAATTCTTCTTAGTCAACCATCGGCCTTGAGAATCTTTAGCCGATATGGAAGTTGGAGCCATCGTTGTCTCGGTCGGTGTTTGGGTGATAGAAGTTTCGGCTGCTGGAATGGGCGGCACCGCCGTAGTTGTTCCATCAGCGCTCTGTCCGAATGGTGTTAAGTTGTTCTGTAGATAAGGTACATTGCCCCACGGTACAGGTGGGAGTCCCAGCCCTTTGACTCTAATTTCGTTGATGGTCAATACGCCGTCTTGTAGGTAAGTGTCGTGCCATTCGGCTTGCGTCTTTTTGTCTACAAGATCAAGATCGTAATCAAGGTACACTGTGCGCTTATTGAGGCCAGTGGATGCCCAAGTGACGCCATAGTTGAACTTATCGGCAAATAACTGTAACAGCGGCTTCAGCGCGTTCGCCTTAAATATACGCACCTGTTCCTCTGAGTTCAGTTTTCCCATGTTCTCATCGATAAGGCCAAGGACAATAGGTTGGACTTTGTAGATGGCCATTACTTTCTGTAACAACCATTTGCTGTATTGCTGAAATTGCATCTCTTCATTGGTCAAGCCAACCTTTTGAAAATTAATCTTTCCGGTGCCTTCGGTGGTGAGCAATATCGGCCTATGGAACTTGCCTTTTAACTCTTGATCCCACCAGTCTCTCATTCTCTTAAGTGTTGGCCCACTTTGCTGCTGCCCAAGTCCTTCGAACATAACAGCAAATCTCGGTGTGGCTTGATTAGTGAAAAAATCCATGTTGAAGCTCTCGGCGTAAAGATCGGCAGTGATGGTGCTAACCAACGACTCCAAAGGTGATATACCATAAATCTTATCACTTTGAGGATAACGCATCATGTAGCACAATTTATCTTGAGGCCAATCTGCTACGTGTTCCATGGTATCTGGGTCAAGCTGGATGAAGGCTTTGGACTTATCTTTGAACAACCCTCTCTTATCCTTATTCAGTTTGACGGTTTTACCCGAAACAGCGTACAATTCTACACCACCACCATTAAAGGTGGAGCGTACAAGTTCGAACGCTCCGGCGTCAAACTTCAGAATGTCGTTGAACAATTTCTTCTGAAAGTCTGTGAACGTCTCGCTGTTCTGGTTTGGCCTCGAAACGATGGAAGACAAGTTGTCCAAATCTTTTTTAAGATCATCCTTGAATTCGCCTTTATCATCGACCTCAAATTGAATTGGCTTAACCAGCGGCGTCACGTCTGTAGCCCTATCAACAGTGATGTCGATACAAGCCCGAACCCACACGTGTATTTCGTACATTCCCTGCATCTGCGCAAAAGTCAACCCTTTCACGGCTAACTTTTCGGCATAATTAATTCCACCAGATGAACGACCAAAGTCCAACTCGCTTTGATCTATCACTGATTCCTTAACGTCTTTCTCAAATGCGAACATAGATTTTTGTAATGATATCATTATCAGACCTCAATTTTTTCGTGTATTTTAACCACCATCCAAATGAATACTCCCTCAAGCGCAATCTTAATGGCCTGAAAATAATTATGTAAATCGCTCCTGAAAGCAATAATAACGTCAACAATACAATATATGATAACAGCTACTGTAAACAAATTAAATAGGAACCCGCCAATGATTGTGAATGCTTTAACCCATTTCTGAAACGTCCAACCATCCGTTCCTGTATCTCCTGTCCAAAAGCGTTTGACCCTCGCGCGTATGTTGATGCGCTTATCTTTGGCCAACTCTTTCTCCATCCGCTTCTTCATGTCCTTGTGCTCTGGCTCTGGTTTCTTGAAGCGCTCATCCTCTTCAACAAGTTGCTTATTCGGCGGCTCAGTTTTCTCCGGTTGCTCACCCTCTCCCAACTTCTTGCTCTCGGGCGGCGGCGGTGGCCATTTTTCTTTCAATTCTTCAATGCCGAAAGTAACTTCAGCTTTGGGCGTTTCTTCTTCAGACACCTTCGCCCCACCGGCATCTTCTATCATCTCCGGCGTCAATTGTGTTCTTGGAAATGAATCATCGGCCTCAATCGTTTCCAATTGAACCTTTGACTGATCCTCTTCCACCAGCTCTTGTACAACCTCTTCCGCGCTTGGGTGCTCGTGATCAGCATTTGTATCGACGAAATCAGTAGAATCATCTACCAATACAGCCTTAACTTCCTTGCCTTTCAAATCTTTGGCCTGTTCTTTTTTCATGTACTTCTCCTTATTAATACGGCATCAAATCAATGGTACCAAATCTTGGTTTCCAACGTAGAATACAACCGTGATATCCGACAGCTGGGACACAATGAATCACGCCTTGTTCATCTATTATTCTGTGAGTAGTGCTTCCGACCCACAAGGCGACAGGATCGACAATTCGATATATCACACCTTTGAATTCATATTCACGCCACTCTTCATCTTTCAAGCTTTGTTTTTTCATGCTGTTACCTCATCTCCCCAACCAAAAGTGACTTCGTTGTATAGGTTGATTTCCTGCCAAGCCCTGAATCCGGCTCCGGCGATGCTATCGTCAACGTCCTTGCTTCCCAAATCCGTTATCTCTCCCTCATTCGCGTATCTTGCCCAAGACTTCTCAGGGTGATCAACTTTCCCTTTATCATCTACAATTAGCTCATTTGCTTCACGGTGAGCAACCCTATGGGCATATCCCTTAACTAATCTTTGATATAACAGTTCTTTGAATACAAAGTCATATGGAGTGTTGTCCTTATCCACAGACAAAACTTCAGCGTACAATCCGGCATTCAGAAGCTCTTGAACCGATTCCAACGATTGCCAGCCATCATAGCTCGCATACATTATATTGAATCCAAGCGCCCTCAGTCGAAATATGAATTGTCTTATTGAAGCAATCTGAATCTCGCTACCTATTGAAGCAACCAATTGTAACATCAAATCAAATACAACACCCTTTTTAGGAGTGTTTACATTTTCAACTACAACCCCTCGCTTCAACAAGTCCTTTCTCAGTCTCGGGTCAATTATTGGTTTCATAAATTCACAGTGACACATAGAAAATCCAGCAGCATCTCCGCCGCCCTCGCTCTTGGCGATCTTGCCCTTTGCTAAATCAGCGTGTACACAATATATGGTTTCAGGTAGTGGTTTGAAAAGTTCTTTAAATTGGAGTGTCGGTAAATGGTCGGCAACTACAGACACCAAATCACCTTTAATCGGGTTTGGCCTCTCAACGGAAAAGAAATGGTCAAGCATCCACTTCTTGGTGATGTATCCGCCCTCACGCTCCGCCGTTCCACACTCAAACGTCCTAATTGCTTTGTCTGGGTTTTTGTAATAGCTTTTAGCAAAGTCTTGTTTTTCGAGAAAGATATTCACTTCAAATGTTGCCGCTTTCGAGCAATAATAATCAGCATCATTCTTACGTTGGTTATATAACACGTCCATCGGATCGTCTTCATTGTACTTGTAAGAAATAATACACACCTTTCCAACCCTCTTGAATCTTGATGTACAACTATTCTCCAAAGCCTCTAACAACTTAAATGCTTTATCAATAGCGAATGCCCCGAACTCGTCAATGGTAACAAAGAATAGATTGAGCCCCTCTCCGGTATGAGTCTCTGAATTTAGTGAATGGGCAAATATGCCGTGCGGGAACTCAATCTCAGCTTTCTGTACTCCATAACCCTCTCTTAAATCAACGCCTTTTTCTTTGAACCAATTCTCTCCTGTCTTCGGATTTATTGTCCCACGAACAGCGGCCTTGAATTTCTTGAAAAATACATTCTTGGCTTGGCGCTCATTAATGGATACGTTGCCCAAGTCGATAGCATCTTCATCAGCGATTGAGCAATTCAATACTTCACGTAAAAATCTTTGCGGACTCTTCAAACACATCAACCAGTAAATCATGTATGTCTGTAAATCGGAGATGGTCATGTCCTTGCCTGAACCCTTGCCCCAAAACGCGAGTCCACCTACATATT